TTCCTCAATATCGATATTGAAACTCTCAATCAACCATTCCCATCTCAATATTGGGGTAACATTAAGAAAGGTTCCACTGTATATGGATTGACAAGTAAAGCAACAGCTAATGTTGCAGATTTAAGACTAGTTACTGATACAAATGGAACTCTTCAAGGATCTGTTTGGATTCCACCAAATTCAATTAATAGTGGATCAGTAACAGCAAGACTTCAAACTACAAGATCTCCTATAGGTGTTCCTGGAGAAACTACAAGTTCAGCAGAAACCTCATATTTCACTGCAGGAACATTAATTACTACAGTTAGAAATATTTTTTATGATCCCCTTGCACAAACATTTGTGGTTGATGATGAAACTGGTATCATCCCAACTTCAGTAGATGTTTACTTTGCAAACAAAGATGAATCTGTTCCAGTTACTCTTCAAATAAGAGAGACTGTAAATGGATATCCAGGTGGATCTAACAATATTGTTGGGGGAGTAACAGGACTTGAAAAAGTTTTACTCCCAGATCAAGTTAATACAAGTAATAATGGAACTGTTGCAACTACATTCACATTTGATACATTAGTTAGACTGGAAGGTGGAAGAGAATATGCTATTGTTCTTCTTTCTGATTCAGATGTTTATACAGTTTGGCACTCTAGAATGGGTGAAACTGAAATTACAACAGCAAATAATCCAGACATTGGTAAAATTGTAATCAATAAGCAACCATCAATGGGAACTCTATTTAAGTCCCAAAATGGTGCAACTTGGGTTCCAAGTCCAGATGATGATCTTAAATTTATTATTAAGAGAGCAAACTTCAGTGTTGCAAATGCAACTGCAAGATTCTACAATGCAAAGATTGATACTAGAACCCAAGAATCAATTTTACCAAATAACCCAATTGTAGCATTTTCTACTGCAGCAAATTCTCCAATTAATGATGGTAGACACATTCTTGTATTCCAACCAAATCATGGACTTCATTCTCCAGGAAATAAAGTTCAAATTGTTGGTGTTGAAAGTGATATTCTCCCAACAAAACTAACTGTTGCATACGGAATCACAGAAACTGGTTCTATTGGAGTTGGAAACACTTCTATTTTTGGTATATTTGATGGTTCTGTAGTTAGTGCAACCAATCCAGGTTATATTAAAATTAATGATGAAATTATTAGATACCAAGGAGTTTCCCCAGGACAATTAATTGATATAACAAGATCTCAGTTTGGTACAGTCAGTTTACCTCATGCATTAGATTCTTTAGTTTATAAGTATGAATTTAATGGAGTTCCTCTTAGCAAAATTAATACAACTCATACCATAGTGTCTTCTCCAAAACCAACATTGGATGAATATTATGTTCAGGTTTCTGCTGGAAGCACATTTACTGATATTAAAACTGGTGGAGGATCTCAAATTTATGCTTCAAAAAATCAACAGTTTAATAGACTATCTCTAAATGAAGTATTCTTTAATACATTTAATAGAACTTCAATTTCTGGAAGGATTAGGACAGTTTCATCAACAAGTATAGATGGAACAGAAACCTCATATATTGATCAAGGATTTGAAACTATTGATGTCAATGGAAACAATACATTTAATAATATTAGAATGGTTGCATCTAAAGAAAATGAAAATGAGTTTTTAAACCCAACAGAATTCATTGGAAGCAAATCCTTTACCTTGGAATTTTCATTAGAAACTCAAGATTCTAGAGTTTCTCCAATCATTGATCTAGAACAAACTTATGTCACAACAGATTTCATAAGGATTAATAATCCTATTGGAATTAGTTCTTATGCATCAGATTCTAGAGTAAATGCTAATATTGAGGATCCACATTCATTTATCCACATTTCCAACAGAGTCGATTTACAAGAATCTGCAAACTCATTGAAAGTTCTTTGTTCATCAATTAGAGATGCTAACTCCGATTTTAGAGTTCTTTATAAAATCTACAGAAATGATGTTCCAGATGAGGATCAAGTATGGGAACTCTTCCCAGGTTATTTAAACTTGGATGTTAATGGAATTGTACTTGATTCTGATGATAATGATGGAAGACCAGATAGAAATGTTCCAGTAAGTTTGAATGGTGAGTATAGAGATTATTCCTTTACTGTAGATGATCTCCCCCCATTTACAGGATTCCAAATCAAAATAGTTGGATCTAGCACAAGTCAAGCATCTACACCTGTTATTAAAGATTTAAGAGTAATTGCATTGAAATGACATATTCAATTGATGATAGAAAATATGCAAAGGTTGAGGGATATCCAAATCTATTAAGAGATCTTTCAACTAATGCAATTATTAATACAGATTCTTTTTCTTCAGACCAGTATACTTTATTAAAGAATAGAAGAAAATTTGAAAAAACAAAAATAGATAAAATTGAAAATGAATTGGAGGAACTAAAAGATTCTATATTTGAGATTAAAACTTTATTAAGGGAGATTGTGAATGGATCATGAAAGCATGAAGATTAATTCTGTTTCAAAAATGTTTGAGTTTGAAAAAATATCCAGGGAATTGGACACTTGCACAAATATTGATTTATTAAGAAATATTTGCAAGTGTTATGTAAAATTATACTTTAAACAACAAGAAACTATAACTTTAATTGGAAGTTCCTTTCAAGATCTAAATACTTAAAAAAGTAAAAATAATGGCAAAACCAGCATCAAGACAACAATTCATTGACTATTGTTTAAGGCAACTTGGTGCGCCTGTTTTGGAAATTAATGTGGCAGAAGAACAGATTGATGATAGAGTTGATGAAGCTCTTCAATATTTTCATGAGAGACATTTTGATGGAGTTCAAAAAATGTTTCTTAAGTATAAAATAACTAAAGAAGACAAAGATAGAGGTAGAGCAAGAGCAAATAATTCTTCTGCTGGAATAGTAACTTCTTATGCAACTTCAGGAATTGGAACTTTTGCTTGGGAAGAAAATAGTAATTATATCCCAGTTCCAGATTCAGTTATTGGTATAGAAAGAGTATTTAAGTTGAGCAATAGAACTATTGCTTCAAATCTTTTCAATGTTAATTATCAATTATTTTTAAATGACATTTATTGGTTTAGTTCAACTGAAATGTTGAATTACTATGTCACCAAAAGATACCTAGAAGATATTGATTGGATAGTAAACCCAGATAGGCAAATAAGATTTAATAAAAGGCAAAATAGACTTTATATTGATACAAGTTGGGACAGTCTGAATGAAGATGATTATTTGTTGATGGAATGTTATAGAATTTTAGATCCATCAGAATCCACAAATGTTTGGAATGATTCTTTTCTTAAAAAATATGCAACAGCATTGATTAAAAAGCAATGGGGACAAAATTTAATTAAGTTTCAGGGAGTTAAACTTCCTGGTGGGATTGAACTTAATGGAAGGCAAATTTATGATGATTCTCTAAGAGAATTGCAGCAAATCAAAGATGATATGATGTTGGAATATGAATTGCCACCATTAGATCTAATAGGTTGATATGTTAAATCCATTTTTTATCCAAGGAACTAGTGGAGAACAAGGACTAGTTCAAGATTTAATAAATGAACAATTGAAAATGTATGGGATAGAAGTGTACTATCTTCCCAGGCAAATTGTTACTAAAGGAAAAGTTATAAAGGAAGTTTTGTATTCCAAATTTAACAATGCATTTCCAATAGAAGCATATTTAGTAAACTATGAAGGATTTGATAATAACAGCGTATTGATGAGTAAATTTGGAGTCAAGATTACAGATGAAATGACTCTTATAATTTCCAAAGAAAGATATGACACTTATATTGGGGAACTAGCAAAATCAATAGATGGTGTAGAAAACTATACTAGACCTAATGAGGGAGATTTGATTTATATTCCATTATCTGACAGTTTAATGGAGATTAAATATGCTGAGAACAGAAAACCTTTTTATCAACTGCAAAAAAATTACGTTTATGAATTGAGATGTGAGCTTTATGAATTAGAGGATGATGATATTACAACTGGAATTGTAGATTTAGATTATAGTTTAAGAGATGTTGGATATGGAGCAGTCCTTACTTTATCTGGATTAGGAGCTACTGCTACTGCATATACTGGATTAGTTCAAGGGGGAATTCAAAAAGTAGATGTAATAAATTCTGGGTA